AAAATGAAACATAGAAAAGTATATAAAACTAGTAAAACAAAACATAAGAATAAAAAAGTTTATAAAAAAAAATTTACTAAAAAAACTATAACTTTGCCAAAACTTGCATCTCAAACTCAATGTGCACCTTTTATACAAACACAAAATCTTTCAAAAACTAAAAAATTGTCAAATTTAAATATAAATATAGTTGAATCAGCAACAAGTAGCTCTTGTTTTACAATTGAGTCATTACGGAAAATTGCCGAAAAATGGAATGTTAGTAATCCCAATATGTTAATTGTATTTGATGATAAAACAAATAGTAAAAGCCTCTGGAATGATATAAATAAAATGATGTCAAATAAATGCACAACTGAATTATGTTGGATGAAACAAGATTTTATTAAAGATAGTCCTCTTGCTAGAGAACTCTTAAAAAATTTTAAGCCTATGATGCCTCAAAAATGGTTATCAAATCCTTTGGAATGGTTAAATACAATTGACATTAGAGATGTTATGAATCAATATGAAATTAAACATCCCGATTTTGAATTTGTCGGACCAGTTCCAATGGATTTTGATACAAAATTGGGTTTTGGTCAATGTGTTGTTGATGAATTATGTAAAATGAAATTAAATAATATAATGGCAAAAGGTGATACTAAATTAGGAGTAATATTTAATCTAGATAAACATACTCAATCGGGTAGTCATTGGGTTGCAATGTATTGCGATGTTAAAGGCGGATTTATAGGATATTGGGATAGTTATGGTATGAAACCTAGTCCAGAAGTAGTTGTATTGATGGATAGATTAAAACAACAGGGAAAAGAATTAGGATATGATTTAGAAATAAAAATAAATACAACTAGACATCAATATAAAAATAGCGAATGTGGCGTATATTGTATATATTTTTTAACAAGTTTATTAGATGGTAAAGATTTTAATGAAATTGTTGAAAATATTATATCAGATGATGAAATGAATGCAAAAAGGGGCGATTTTTATAATAAAGTGGATTAGTTGTGTATGCACATATGAAATTTATTATTTTGAATTATTTTTACATTTTTAATTATGAATTAAATTAAATTTATAAAAATAATTAGATAAATGTAATTATGAATTAAATTAAATTTATCTAATTATTTTTATAAAGGTATAATTTCTAAAAATAATAACTTCTTAATAAATATTAAATATTTATTAAATAAATACATTTTTATTTTAAATATATCTAGATAATAATTAGATAATACTATAAAATATATATAAAAATGTCTATGTCAGGTGATAGTATCGATAAACTCTATTATTCTCAAAGTAATTTGGATAATACTTATAAACAAGTATCTGAGGAAATTAGTCGGAGAACTAATAAAGATATTTCAAATAATTCTTCTTATAAAAAAACATTCCAATCTATGGCAAAAATGGTTTATGATAAATGCCCTCCTACAGACCGCAATTTGCAAAATATTAATACTAAACTTATTGAAAAATCTACCGTGTTTTTCCATAGTAAGTTATTTGAGAAAAATATTAATATACCAACAGAAAAACAAGAAAATCAGCAAAAACGTAATGCAATTTTAAGTCAATCTTTACCCCAATCTGCAACAGGATTTTCTATGTTAAAGGAAAATGAAGATATTAAGAGCAAATATGAAGAACTAATGGCAAAGCGTGATGCAATAACGAATAGTATAGGTTCTGGAAATCCAAATGATTATCTACCTCAACAATCTATTAAATCTAGTAATTATGTTAAAAATGAGGTTTTTGTTAAAGGTGATGCAAATACTAATTCCAGTTATGATTCACAATTTATGCGTGTAGCAGATGAATCGCCCCTTAATAAATCTACATTACAAACTCCTTCGCAAATGAATCGTCAAAATCTAGATTTTTCTATTAACTCGTTTAATTTAAATGAGGATTTAACTGATTCATTAGTTGGGTCAGAAAATGCCGATAGTCCATTATATCAAAATATTGAAAATTTAGAACGAATGGATAAAGCTAATCCAATGGCAATGCTTGAAGATTATCAACGACAAAGAAATCAACAGGTACAATCCTATACTGATTTAGAAAAAAGGCAAAATATTACAGCAATGCAAACGCTGGACTCCCAATCAGTATCTAATATATCTAAATTGGGTGGGTTATTAGATAATCATAATAAAATGCACGACCGCAATAATTCTGATTTACAAACTAAAATTGACCAAACACAAGTAGATCCAATGCAACTTTTGCATTATGGTAATAAATTGAGTAATAATTTTATGGAAAAAATCGAAGAACGTATTGTTAATAACAATCAAGCTCAACCTAATACCGGAATTGACTTAGCAAAAATGCAATCAGATTTAATAAAATTGCAGCGCGATACCCAACCTAAATATATTGAAAAAGTCCATTATATTAATGTAAATAGTGTTGACCGGCTATGGGAAGCAAATGCAGAAAGTAGGTTTAGTTTTAAAGTCCAATTTAATCAAAATTCAACGTTTGAAGGTGCAGCGATAAGCCAATTATATAGAAATATTGTTAGCGTAGAATTAGTTAGTGCAATTTTGCCAATGGATACAACTATTAATACTTTTGATACCCGTATATATGGTGGTCTTATGAAATATCCATATTTACTACTACGTATTGATGAATTAGATGGTGTATTTAGAGGCACAAACAATTGGACTGATAGAGCATTTTCTACATTATTATTTGATAAGGTATTTTATACAAATACACTTTCAACTGATTATATTTCCGATGCTACATCAGGTATTGTAAATTCTGCGCCAAAAGTAGGGTTTTATCCTGAATATTTACGAGGCTTTTTGAAATTTAATCCTGCATATTTTGAAAAAAAGAAATTTTATAATAATCCTCTAGCATCATTAAATAAAATGACTATTACCATTACTGACCCCAGAGGCAATTCTTTTAATGACCAAAGTGATGTTTTGAATCTTAGTAATATAGGTTTTACTGCAACTCTTAATACACTTAGTAGTGGATTAGAATTAGACCCATCCCTTGCATTTCCATATGTAAATCAAAGTGCATATAAAATGATTAAGATTACATCTAGCGCAACATTTTCTAATCGATTGTTTAGAGTTGGCGATAGGTTATTATTTAGAGATTTTGCAACTAATGTTGCATTATCTGCAGCAAATAACGCAACATTTAATTCTTTTATTACTAGAAGTGAAGGTCATACAATTGTCAATTTGGAATTAGAAGATAATACTGCAGCGGGAGGTAATAAAAGTTTTCTAAAAAATCTATATATTAGTCCACCTGGAACATATAATTCTACAAGTAATACTGTATCTGGATATTATGATGAAACAACATTAGATTTTACAGGTGCAACATGGGGCTCAGTAATTAATATGGATTTGCAATCACATTTGCTATTTAGAATTGTTACGCGCGACCCTGATACCTCTGGAACATTAAAACCTATTAATGTTTATTAGGTAAAGTGCAAAATATATAAAGCAAAATATATATTATTTTTTTTATTATTTTTTTTATTTTTCTAATTTAACTTTTTCTAAAAATATTTATTTTTAACTTTTTCTAAAAATATTTATTATATATGTGTAAAATTTTAATTTAAAAAATATTTTATATATACAAATAATTGCAAAATATATATTAAAAAAGTATATATTTATCTATTTATATAATCCATCCATCTATCCATCCATCTATCCATCTATCCATCCATCTATCCATCTTTTACAAAATGGCTAAACCTGCAATTTATACTGAACTATATTCATCTAAAATTTTATCAACAAAAGAATTTATTACAAGTGGTGAAAAACCATATACAATATTGTTTAATAAAATACTTAGCAATCCAACATTATTTGATAATATAACACTTTTAATAGAACATAATATTAAAAATAGTTCTCTAGAGTTTAATAAAATTTGCGCATCTAGTGTTAATGCAATTCCATATGCCACAAATGTTGCTACAAGTTTAGAAAAAGGCATATTATATATAACAGATGATGGCAATGATAAAACTGATAAAGATAATATTAAAAATTTAACTATTGAGGGCGGAATGAATATTGATGATAAAATATTACTTATTGAAACTATTGTTGGAAATAATTTTCATCTAAATAATATAATTCAAAAAATTAATAAATATGGCGGTAATGTTGTAGGAACAGTTATTATTCTTAATATATGTGAGGGCGAATATATAAATTTGATTTCGCAAAATGACAAAATTATTAATGTATTGAATGTTTATGATATTTTTAATCATTTAGAAAATAATAATATTATTGACCTCTTTTATTGCGAAAGGGTTAAATTTTATTGTGAAAAAATTACAAAATTAAATATTAAAAAATTAATAGAAAATAATAAACCAGATGAATCTAAAGAAGAGGTAAAAGAAGTTTCTAAAGAAGAGGCTAAAGAAGTTGCTAAAGAAGAAGTAAAAGAAGTTGCAAAAGAAGTTTTTGTAGGACAATAAATAGTTTTAATTATTTTTAATTATTTTTTATTATTTATATTATTTTTTATTATTTTTATTATTTATATTTAATAATTTTTATTGGTTTAAAAAAATATTTATTATTAATATTAACTTATAAAATATATATCTATTCAATATAATTAATCTATATATCAAAATGTCAAAATCTATGCAAATTACCAACAATTCACCCAATGAATCGATGTATGTAGTTAAAAGAAATGGAGATAAAGAAGAAGTATCATTTGATAAAATCATTAAACGTATTCAAAAATATTCTAAAGATTTAACTAAATTAAATGCAATTGAATTAGCACAGCAAATTATCGCCCAAATATTTAATGGTATCCCAACTTTTAAAATTGATGAACTTACTGCTGAAATTTGCGCAGCTAAAACAACAATTCATCCTGATTATGGCAAATTAGCATCACGTATTAGTATTAGTAATCATAATAAGAATACAAGTCCAAGTTATAGTGAGGTAGTTCAATTATTATGGGATAATAAAGATGTGGTAGGGGAGCATTGTCCTCTTATTAATAAAGGTCTTTATGATATGGTTATGGAACATAAAAACAAAATTAATGCGACTTTAGATTATGAAAAAGATTTTAATTATGATTATTTTGGATTTAAAACCCTCGAAAAAG